TTATCTTTTCTATGTCTGTACCATAGCTTTCTATCAGGCTGTCCTATGTTAGACATCCGTAGCGTACCACCAGTGTAATCTTTAGGGTATATCCAATCCCTAAGTATAGACTCCATGTTCTTACCGAAGTCATTAAAGATTTGTTCGGCAGGTACTCTAGCAGGATGGCTTTTAGTTTCAGCCATTTGGTATATATCTTGAACAAGACTATCTAATCTGTCCATTCTCTTACCTCCTCTAGTTGTTGCTCGATTAGTTTCTCTATAAACCAACGAGCTTTTCTTAGGTCATCTATCTGACCGTTGGTTCCTTTGTCGTGTTTGTGTTGCCAACGACATAGGTACTTCATAGCACTAGCAGTAAGATAGTCTAGCTTTTGGTCAAGTATAAAATCAATGACTTCTATCTTTCCCTGCTTGTAGTGCGTAGGGTTTACGTTGTCACATGTAAAGTTAGTGCGTTTCATTCCACGTTTCTCCTATCTTGTATTCACCATCCAGTGGACAGTTAAGGTTAAAGGCTTTGCCTGCTTCTTCTATAGAAAGAACAGCGAGCTCACCAAAAGCTTTGCAATCCATATCAAAAACTTCTGTCTGTATCTCGTCATGTATGTTACCGACAAACTTATATTTAAGCTCTCGCCATTTAGCATTCTTGTCGAGAAGAACTAAAGCTTTCTTCATTACAATAGCACCGGCACCTTGAAGTAAAGTGTTAAGAGCAGAGTGCTCAGACCTGACCATGATACGCCTACCATCTAAGCCTATGAGGTAGCCACGCTTAGATGCTGTCGCTACACGCTCACGTAAAGACTTGAGAGCAGGTGTGTTATCAAGGAACTTACGCTTGACTTCCTTACCATCAGCAGATGTACCACCTACAATGCTACCAATCTTCTCATCACCTGCACCATAAAGGAAAGCATAGATGAAAGTCTTGGCTTGGTCACGAGTAGGTAGACCGGCAGACTTTTGGTTAGCAGTATGAATGTCACCATCTAGTATCTCACGAGTATAGGAAGGGTCATTCATATAGTGGGCGAGCATACGTAACTCAAGACCACTGGCATCCATACCTACTAGGAAGTTACCATGTTCTACGGTCCATAGCTTACGACACTCAGTACCATAAGGTGAATAGGATGCAGGTACCTGTGCTAAGTTAGGTCTTGCATGTGTCATGCGACCAGTAACAGCACCGATAGGATTGACATAGCCACGTACTCTGCCATCAATCTCGATTGCATCTACCCAACTCTGCACCTGTGCTACACGTTTCTGTAACATAAGATACTCAGCTATCTGTTTAGCCTGTGGCAACTCTACCTCATTGAGTACACGCTCATTAACAATGACGTTACCTTTCTCTGTGAACTCAGTAGGTTTCCAACCAAAGTGTTGAAGGTACCTAGCTATCTGTTGACGAGAGCCAAGGTTAAACTCAGGGTATATGTAGTAACCCCACTTGTTTTCACTTGAAGTAACATCTTTGTAATGAGCACCCTTATCTAGCTGTGCTTGTGCACGCTTGGACGTACTACCATCCTTGTTGTACCACTTATCACCGGGATGCTGTAAGTCTATCCACACAGGTAAAGGTTTGAATGTATTACGTACCTCAACCTCTACGTTGTGTAGCTTTTCTCTCAGCTCACCAAGCAATATGTTAGCTTCACGCTCATTAATATACCAACCATTCTCTATCTGCTTGGTTATGATACGAGCTACATCATGCTCAAGCTTGATGCTCTCCTCTCTAAAACCTGACAGTTCTTTGGTCAATGTTTCGTATACCTTTTCAGTTAAGTCAACATCACGCTTACAATAGTCAACCATGTCCCAAGAGAACTCACCCCATTCAGAGTGCTCACCCTTGCTAAAGCCAAGCCTGTTACCCCATGACTCTAATGAATGACCTGCTTCCCTGTTAGGGTTGGCAAGTCTTGACATGACTAGCGTATCTTGAACAGCTTCTTCCCATTTGAGTCCCGTAATTTTTTCCAAGACGGGTAAATCATATCCAATAATATTATGCCCACAAATGTGAGTGATACTATTATCACGTACCCAATCAGGAAAGCTAAAAATATCTTCGCCAACAAAGACATTAACAGTTCCATACTCTACCTCCTTAGCAACTATACACCATATAGTGTCAGGTCTAAGACCGTTCGCTTCTATGTCTAGTATAATTTGTTTCATTAAAATTCTCCCACTGAATCTGTTTCCTTCATTCTACCAGTTTCTTTATCGTAATGAAGAGAACATGCAGGACCAGTGAGTCCACTGAATCTATTCTTTAAGACTCTAAGTATCGTAGTGTTACGAACAATAGGGTCATCAGCTTGTTGATTCCTTTCCAAGCCAATCACCATGTCGGAGAGCTGTGCAATACTTGCTGAACCACGAAGCTCTGACAGGCTTATCTGTCCACCTTCTTCATGACCCTTACCCATTGGTCTACGCAAGTGAGAAACAAGGAATAAACCTACGCCTGTTTCCTGTACGAGCTGTCTTAGTTTAGTCATGATACTATCAATAGCTTTACGCTCGTCCATAACCTCTTGGTCACTGACTACGATAGACAAGTGGTCAAGTACAATCCACTTACAGTCCAAACCTTTGGCTAGGTAGCGTACCTTAGAGAGTAAGTTATCCTCACTGGTACTACCGAAGTGGTCATACATAAACACACGACCTTCACCCATGGTCTTAGTCCAGTAAGACTTGAGCTCATTGTCATCTATGTCATCCATGTTAAGGTGCAATGGTTTGTTAGCTTCGATAGACATGATGCCTAACGCTGTGTTCTTAACGCTTTCCTCCAGTGCTAGTATGCCTATGTTCTCTGTCGTAGTCTTGAGTAGGTAGTGTTCCAACTCTCTGACCATCTGAGATTTACCCATACCTGAGCCACTTGTGATAGTGACTAGCTCACCTTTACGAAAGCCATAGGTTAAGTCATTGACGCCAGTCCAAGGGTAAGGTACAGACTCGACACGAATCTGCTCTGTAAGTATGTTCCATGTGTCCTCACTAGCTACAATACCATCAGGTCTGTAAGGCTTGGCATCCCACCACGCCCTAGTGAAGTCAGCTATCTTACCTTGTAATAGCATTTCGTTTGCATCCTTGAGAGGTAGGTTACACACCTTAACTTTGTTAGGTGAGAACAAATCTACCACACTCTTGGTTGCTTCCTTGCCTGCCTTGTCTGTGTCAAAGCACAGGACCACCCAGTCAAACGACTCTAGGTACTCAAGGCTACGCTTGATATCATTCTTCGCACCTTTAGAGCCAGTGCGTAAACTGACTGATGCGTATTTGTTACCGAACATTTGGTGAACACTCATTGCATCAAGCTCGCCCTCGCAGACTGTGATGTACTTACCACCACCCTTGAATATGTTCTCTCCAAATAGTCCTACATCTTTACTGTTACCATCATAGATGAAGTCTTTGGTATCAACAGTCCTTACCTTGTTACCTATATGCTCACCGTTGTCGGTGTCATAGTAAGGATAGCAATGCTTTTTAATATTGCCATCCTGTCCATACTGTAAGGTAACGCCATACTTCTGTACGACATCTGCATTGATACCTCTGTCTACAATGGCACCACTGTTACCTGTAAATAATTCCATTCTCTTATCCTCTATAATTGGTTCAGCTCTTGTTGCACCACTCGGTGCTTCCCAATGTCCACAACCAAAACAATATCCTTGACCAGTTGAATACCTTGCTAGGTTATCCTTACTGCCACATGATGGACATGGTTCGTGTTGAACAAAGGTACCTTGTTGCTGTTCCATAATCTATCCCAGTTAAATTATTATTTGTGTATATAATTGTGTATATATATACTCGTTGCTCTGAAAATGCTTTAGGAATAGGCTTTAAATTACCAGTTCAAATCCCTAAAGTGGCTACCCCATTACAG